GAGGAGAAGCCAGAGAACGAGGATGGGTGAAATGTTCAAGGCCGGTCTATGGGTAGGTCTATTGTGGGCGTTGAAGGAGGCTCTAGACTCGGCAGTAGGAAAGCTACGCTACGTGGAGAAGAACGGTGTGGATGAATTCAGACGATCCAGAGGATGAGAGCCCTTACTGCTCGCTGTGCAAAAAGCAGATCGGACTAGGTACCGACGCCCTTGCTTTGCGAGCGGGCATCATTCATGTGGCGGGTCGAGGTTTCAGATTCGACCCACAGTTGTTTGTTGATAGATGTGAGGTGAAGTGGTTTCACTTCTCTTGCTTGTCGACGATGTTCGACTTTTTGGATACAGAGACAGACAGCATCACTGATTGCGCTTTCTGTCCGGAAGATCTACTAGGCGAAAGCCTGTGTTATGAGATGGAGCTAGGACTGTTCGAGCCTGTGGACGGGGATACCTGGTGGCGAGAGCGGAGGGACGATGACGATCTCCCCGCTCGTATCTACTCCTGCGCGGAATGCGTGGAGCTGACGTTCAAAGAGAACGAAGAAGATATTGCGTGTGAGCTGTTCGGAACTAGTTGGAGTCAGGCGGGTTAAACTATGGCCGATTCGGGACCGCGCTGCGGAGCCTGTTGCTCTGGTAACGGCTTCGCTGCGGAGGTCTCGGGTCGGCCACCGCTCATCATATTTTGCATTAGCCCTAACACGACCTGGTAGAACTCTGGATTCTGCTGGCGCATATTCATCAGAGCCATGGTACGGCTGTTCTCGTCCAGCTGCAGTAGGTATTGTGCGATGCGTTGGGCCTGAGCCAGGAGATCTACGTTCTGGCCACCGCCTTCGCCGCCTTCAGACTGCTGCGCCATACGTAGAGGAGATTCTGCCGCACTCACTGCTGGCGGTAGTTCTGCCCGCGCCTGCTCTGCGATCGGAGGAACTGCTTGAGGCGGCATGGTCTGTTGCGGCAGAGGAGCTGCACCAGCGGCTTGACCCTCCGTCACCGGAGAGGACATGCCCTCCGGTTGGACGCCTTCAGCTTCAGCCCCAGGCTCTCCAGGCGCGGGCTGCTGAGACATCATCATCTGCTGCTGCTCGGCCTGCGCCTTGAGCTGGTAGCGCATCATGATCATCTGGCTCTCGCCTTGTATCTCGGCCTGTGCCAGCTGCGCCTTCTTCTGAGCTTCTGCCCTACGGTCAGTCTCCTGTTTGATCAGCTCGTCTTCGCGCTCGGGATCGAAGTCACTGTCGTTGAGAAGCGTATCGTCGGAGATCTTACCAGCCTGATTGAGTTGGAAGTTGTACGCCTTCCGCTGAAGATCGTCGGCCATCTTGAACGGCTTGAAGTGGACTCGGAGCGGATCCCAGTCCAGGTAAGAGGAGATGTTGCGGACGACCCAGTTGAGAAGATGCACGTGATCGGTGAGGTAACCGATGAACGTGTTCTCAAGCATACGCAGCGACACGTTCGAGCCGGTGAAGGACAAGCCGCCGAACACGAGTTCTACCGGCACCCCCATACCCATGACGATCTGCTCCGACCAGAAACGCACCTCCTGAGTAAGCATGAGAGCACGACCGTCACCGCCGATGGTTTGGTTGCCGATGGGGAGCGGGAGGATCGGAATGTAGTTGTTGTCGAAGCGCCACCGCTGAATCTCCTCGGAGATTTGATCTTTCCAATCCTCCAGATTGATAGTGGTGAACGGGTCTGATGTAGCCGAGGCTGCTTGTGGATAGAGCACGCGCAGAGGCACGATATGCTCTAGCGCGATGGCTTCTTGACTCTTCTTTAAGATCTGCAGGTAGTAGGTGTCCTTTAGAACTGGCAGCAATAGAGGTATACCCCAACCTCGATCTTTTCCTGCCAACGTGGGACGGCGGAAGTGGTACAGGTTTTCCTGGCTAAATATGACAGCCTTGCGACGTTTTAACGCCTCGATGAAAACCTGCGGAACCTCCTCCACTACGGACTTCTTCCCCATGATGATGTCGTTCTTGAGCTGCACAGGGATATTGTAGTAGTAGGTGTACTTCCCGTTCGTGTCGTTGTAGGTGATCTCCACGTCTTCCGGGTTCCAACGCAGTAGCCTGATCCCTTTCGGAGATCGAATGTACTCGTCGAAGACCTTTGCCGGCCCATGGTGCCCGCACTTAGGGCACTGCCAATGGAACTGGTAGTTGCGGTAGTAGTACGTGGCGTCCTTGACCGATCGAATCTCGCCACAGGAGGTGCATTTGAGCTTCTTCTTGAATGGGTAGAAGATCGAGACCAGGCCGTTGCCGTACGTGTAGAAGTCCAGCCCCAGCTCTCCCATGAAGCAGCGGTAGCGAAGGTTCTCCTCGAGCATCTCCCGCCAACGGTTTTTGAGATGCTTGTTATCTGTGTTGTAGACTAGATCGGTGATCGGATACAGAGAGAGCTTGAAGACCACACTGTTGATCAGCGGATGCACCAAAAAGTAGTAGCGGCACCACTGGAACATCTGCTTGACAGTGGTCGGCATATACGTGTGGCCGATATCGAAGAAGGGCGATGGGTAGTTGATCCCCTTCGTGAACGATCCGTTGATTCGGCCCTTCGTGCCGGCGAAGCGCGTGGCTCCTACTGCTCCGTAGTTCATGCCTTACGCTCCTCGTCCCGGTAGGTACTGGGCTGTCTCCGGTAAGGTCTGTTCGAGCGTTCTACGCCCCAACGCCGCAGTGGGCCGCTCTGGCGGTCCTTCAGTCGAAGGACGTCTACCGCCGATCAGTCTACCGGTTTGCCTGCCTAGATAACCAAGACCGCTGCCTAATATGGAAGATCCAAGGAGACCCATCCGACCGCCCAGCATGTAGCCGGTGGCGGAGCCGAGTGTGCCCAGGGCCTTCTCACCAGTTCCGGCCTCCGTAGTCGTGTCTCTGATGTGCGGGACGCTGAGAGCCACATCCCCCACCGCCATCGCCTTACCCAGCGTTCCACCTTGCCGCCAGGCTTCACGCATTGTGCTCAAGGGGCGCGTAGCCATGCCTTTGATCACACCAGGTACGCTGGTGAGGCCTGCCTTTTCGGCTTTACGCAACTCAGCAAGCTCCTTTTGTGAGACCCCCTTAGCTGCTGGGGCATTCCCTTTCCCGGTCAGCTCGTGTTTGGCTTTACGTCCGAGATGCCTCACGCCCTCGACGGCACGTCGCCGTCCTGCTCGAGTCAGGAGAGGTGACGCATAACCAGCTCCAGCGCCTAGAAGACCGCCTTTGATTGCGCCGCTCAACGGCTGTGATGGATCTGCCAGAGCGCCGGTACCGGCTCCTACCGCTCCGCCAGCGAGAGCACGTCCAGCCCCACTCCGCCAGAGCTTGCGGAGTATTTGGGGGGCGGCGGAGATCTTCTCGAGCTCGTCTGAAAAGGCTGCGGCGTAGAAAGCGTTCATCGTAGGACCCTCAACTGTTGTTTCATCTGGCCTCTGCGTAGAGACATGTAGTCCCGAGCTATGATCAGCTTCGCCACCTGGATATCGACCGGGGTCTGTTCCAGGACCACCTCTTCAGCGGGAACACCTATCAACATTCTATATTTGTCTTTTACGAGCGTCGGGTCAACTGGAATGCCGCGATCTTCCTGGATGGCTAGGATCTCATCTTGACAGAAAGCGATCGGCTGAGGGGCGCAGATTACACCCGCGTCAACCATCGCTGCTCCACAAAACTGCTGAACCTCCTGGCTGAACGGGACATCATTACGGACCAGAGTCATCATGTCGACCCCGGCAAACAGCTGGGAGATAGTTGGTCTACGGAGCACCTCGAAATCTGGAATGTTGTTGTTCAAGGCTTGTAAGATCGGACAGAAGATCTCCCACTTGGTGAAGCTCCAATCGGAGATGTGGATGGTCTTGACCGCCTGAATCTTACTCTTGACATGATCGCTGATGGATGGAGCGCGGAAGTCGTCCATGATCTCCCGCCACAGGGTTTCAGGCTCCCAACCAAACCAGTCGGTGCCATACTGATCCATCAGCTTGATGGACAGAACGATAGGATGTGTATCGTGATGGACGAACAGGTTGCGCGCGGAGAAGGGCTTGACCTGAGATTGCTCGATCTCAGGTCGCTCCTCCGTTCCCTCCGCGACGGTTTCCTCGTGATCGGCGGAGGAGTCAGAGGCATCCAAAACCCCTAACTCCCCCTCTGTGCCGATCTTCTCCAGGACGTCGCGAAGCTCTGCCTCATAGTCCCGGCCCACGTCAGTCCGTGGTTACGCCTGAACCACTGCGCCCAGAGCGTCTGCCCGCGTGCCATCCGACATCAGAGTGACGTTTGCCTGGTCCGTCGCCACGATGGGCGTCAGAGCCGGGACGGTCACGGTGACGGTGTCGTCGGTCCAGGCCGCTGCTCCGGTGGTGCCGGTCGTGTTGGCGGGAAGACACTCGACGCCGCCCACCTTGACCACGTTGCCGGCGTAGTCGCCGACGCCACCCGTCATGGGGGCTGCGGCGTGATCCGCCACGATGTCGCCGGAGCCAGCGCTGGTTGCCCGAACGTACCCGTCCGTGTCGGCACCGTCCGCGTTGATCGCGGTGGCGATGTCATCATCCGAGTCGCCGATGGCCGGCAGCTCGATGAGCAGGACGCCAGTGGCGGGATTGAAGGTTATTGCCAGCGCTGCGGCTAGCGCCACCTCGACCGTGATGTTGGAGTCGCCTGGCTTCAGGGCTGTGAGGACCACGCTTCCGGCTGCCGCCTCCTCGATGGTGATCTCGTCGAAGCTCTGCCCCTGCAGGAAATTGGCTCCCTTCAGGACCATGTCCGCCCCAGCGGCTGAGGGGCCGGCACCGTCGATGTAGTAGAGCTCTGGGAATCCGGCACGCTCTTCTAGATTCTGGAAGCCCTCTTCCACGTCTTTGCGAAGGTCCTGAATCTCGCCCTGGAGACCGCCCGAACCACGCAGGAGGTGCGCCTTATACGCGCGCTGCGAACCGAATGCTTTGCTCTCTTTTGCCATCTTTCTCTCTCCTTATTCTTCGACCTGCTGGCCTACGCGCATGATGATACGCTTAGAATCCAGCGGGAGGGAATCGAAAATCTGCTTTGGGTTCTTGGCGAACTCTTCCGCCATGTCTTCGCCGAACAGGTCTTTGATCTGATCACCGCACCTTTTTGCGCAGATCTTCAGCCTTTCTTCGGTCAGCATATCGTTGCCGTCGACGAAGCTCCACTCGGACCCTGCCAGCTTCTCGACGCCAAAAATCG